TTATAGTACGCTTTAAGACTATCATGAGAAAGGCCTACCCTAAAAAACTTTGCAATCCTTCAAGTCTGATTTTATTCTCAACATCAGTGTTTGGGTTCTTGATTACAATATCATGTCTCAATCTAGGAATACTATCAAAGAACGCTTGTACATCTGCGAACTGGTCAGTATTCATAGATTCGATAAACTCATCTAATTCCTTTTTAGGTAGTTCCTCATAAACCTCATTCTCATCAAAAATGTTTACAAGACATTCACCAATCACACCAAACGTCAACTCTACTGCACCCATCTCACCACTAGTATACTTTTTCAAGTCTTTCAGTGATGGATACTTCATTGTCATACCAACTGTGTCGGTAATCATGATTGTGTTGGAATGACCTTCAGTATGTTGAATTTCAACATCATTAAGATTTAGAGTGTATGGAACAATTGTCTTATTATCGTCTTCACAAGTTAGTTGTAATTCGATTTCGTCACCAACTGACTTGGAACGAATTTTGAGAAACATATACTCAACATCGAATGACGGTAATTGTTCTGGATTTGCAATTGCACCAAAGGTACATGACTTGATGAGTTCGCACATGGCATCGGCCATCTCTGTACCTTCACCTGTCTCTTGCGCCATCATCAAGACCTTTTGTTCCTTTACCAGAAAGGGTCGGAACTTAATTGTTTCCCCTGTTGACGGTTGTACCATCTCATGCGTAGGGGTATTTAACTTAGGCAACGCCATAATATTCTCCTATATTAATAATTAAAATAATCGCCTCAAAACAGCTGGTATCTGAGTTTGTACTTGTTTGATAACAGCGTCTTTCAATATATCTTGAAGTGTAGACTCAAGATTTGCCTTTTGTGGTTCGGTTGCAATATTTCTCCAATAACGATACGCAAACGAAACACTACACTTATTTATCGTGTTACTTGATGCATGACCAAATGGTATTGCATCAATAGTTTTAGGGAACGCCTCTTCAAGACGGACACCCATTGTTCTCTCATCTTTTTCGTTGAGTGCATAAATCTCAACTGCACCAACATACTCTTTATAATAGTTGATGTTATATGTGTCTGGATTGTATGTGACCTTCTGCCATTCCTCAAAGAAATATCTTTCGGCCATGTCAGACCCCATGTAGAATGTTGCGGCAACCTCTGCAAATGTTTGACCCTGTACCATCTCATGTGGTGGGCCATAAATGTTACCATTCATTTGAGTACGAAGGTTTCTGCCTGGCATGGAAATACTGTCACAACGAAACGAAATACGTCTTGCAGTTTCACCATGTAGTTGTGATAACAAGTTACCAGATTGTGCAGAATCACCTGCCTCTGGATTGTTACTACCAGACGGTAAACCAATCACCACCTCATAACGATTTGCCTTTGAATATCCATCTCTGGATGCATTGTGTGAAAGGATTGCATTCAACCCACCAAACACTGCACCACCAAGGACATTACCAAAATTGAATTTTGCCATTAAATCATCTTCCTAGAATCTGACCATACTTCAGTCGCAGACGCTTTCTTAAACCGTTGTACTGGTAACATAATTGCAGTAAGGTTGTCATCATCTGGTATCTTGCGAAAGGCCGACTTTGTAAACCCATACAAATATCTTTTCAGACATGGACGAGTCAATCGGTTATTTTCAATCGCACTGATACTTAGATTATCACCACCAGCCGCATCAAGTAATCTCGCTCTTAATGCATATGGTAGATAGTGAAAGTTAAGACCAAGGAAACCATTACTATATCTTTTCAATGGTAGTACCAATGGGAACGTGTCATAGTATGGTAGTTTATTTCTCAACTTAGGAGAATACACAAACATATTCAATGAACCAAACGCAGGCGTTCTATTTAAATCACCACTACGCAACAGTTCAGGCACACTAGGTGTACCCAATTCCTTAATACGATTTCGATACCATTTAAACGGTTCGTTGCCCGTCTTTATCTGTTTCGATATCCTGTCAAAGTAACTTTCTTCTGCCATACTTCTATTTATATCATCAATTCAACTTCTGTGAGGATGATAAACTCCATATTCCTGTCCTTACACCACTCTGTCGCATTCATCCACTTGGCCTCATTGATTGCATATGTACGCACCTCATTGATGTATTTCTTGGTTTTGCGTTTTGGTGTTTTAGGGGGTTTTGTTTGCACTTTCGGTTTGACTTCTACTACCCACTTCTTGACTTTGTTTTCTTTGGTTTTGACCTTTACATAGAAGTCTGGAAAGTAACGGTGTATCTTACCATCAATGGGTGAACGATATGGAATGAAAAACTCTTCAGAACCCCATTCTATAATTCTGTCATTCATGTCACAATAAACCATGAACTTTCGCTCCCACAAACTACGATAAATAATATTAGATGGGTCGCCTTTATACTTTTTGGGGTTGGATGGACTATATCTTCCACGGTATGCCATGATGTTACACCTAAATAAATAATATACAAGGATATTTATAACGATGCGTGGATTCTTAAACGAAATCAAAAATGTTGCAATTAACAGGGCAACGAACAGAATTAACAATGCACTGGGCGGTTTAGTCAGTCCTTTGGGAAGAGGTATTCCCAATAACATTGGTGGTACATTTCAAACGAATGTGTACAACACCCTTGCAAACAATCCCTTCAAAGGTGAAACCGTCATCTACCCAGAAGACTTAGGGTCAAATGACCAAGGCCACTATGTGCAGTTTTACATCAACGAACAACAAAATGCACAGGTGAACTTCCAAGGTAAAAGTCCAACATTTGCACCAAGTGGTGAACAGTTAAGTGGTGGTACATCAACTGCATCAATCAAACGTGCGCCCACCAAAAGATTGCAAAGTTCAATTTGTATGTATATGCCCGCAACGGTTAGTGCATCACAGAACTCAAAGTATGGTGAAGTAGAAATTGGCGCCGCAGTTGCGACTGCACTTGCAGCGTATAAAGGATACCAAGATGGTACAGGTTTCTTTGGTACAATGGAATCTGTTTTTGCAAACGCATCACCAACAATGAAAGAGAATTTGGCCGAGGCAGGTAAGAAGGCACTTGACATTGCAGCGCCAGGCGCCAAGGCGGCGATTGACATTGCGAGAGGTAAGGTTACAAACAACCGTATGGAGATGGTATTTGAGGGTGTTGATAGAAGGTCATTCAGTTTCAGTTTCAAGATGATGCCCAAGTCAGAGGCAGAGGCGATTGCAGTCGATAAGATTGTCAATATGTTTAGGTTCTACATGGCACCATCATTTGACAGTGCGGCCACTCAATCCAGAACATTCATCGTACCAGCAACATTTGATATTGAGTATTATTACAACCCTGGCAAGAGAAACAAATTCTTGAACAGGATTTCAACTTGTGTTCTTGAATCATGTAACGTCACATATGGTGGAGAACGTACACAGTTCTTCAGACCAACAAGTGGTGGTGTACATGGTGATGGTGCTCCCCCTGTTGAAACTTCTATTGAGTTGTCATTCAAAGAACTGGAAGTTATCACCAGAGAAAAAATTGCAGAGGGTTTCTAAATGTCATATTTTTCTATGTTCCCAGAGATTGTTTACGATGCAAAAGGTAATAACAAGTATACACTAATGAAAGACATCTTTCGCAGAGTGAAGATTAGTTCATCTGCGAGGAACGCCGTCATGGAGTATGATTACTATGATGTACAGGATGGAGAGGCACCAGAAATTATTGCATACAAGTATTATGGTGATGCAGAGTTACACTGGACTATTCTAGTTGCAAACAACATTGTAGATTACTATCACGATTGGCCCATGTCATCACAGACATTTGAACAGTATATGAAAGAGAAGTACACGAACCCAGACGCAATCCATCATTACGAAATCGAACAAACATCTGGTGACACAACTGAGGTGATTGATGTAGGAATGAATACTACAGACTATCCATCTGCGACACCGATTTCTAACTACACATACGAGACAAGAATCCAAGATGTGAAACGACAAATCAGATTGATACAACCGCAATATATTGAAGACTTTGTAGACGAATTTGAGACAAAACTTAAAGAAGGTGATTAAACATGGCTAGAGGTGACTTGCAATTTGCGGGCGAATTTCTGGTTCAACGTGCAGAGTTATTAACTGCATCTGGTACAACATATGATATCAGACAGTTGATTCAATCCATCAACATATACGAAGACATTTTCTCAACCGCAGTCAGTGGAGATATTGTTCTGAAAGATACCAACAACATGGTTGCAAACGGCCCAATTGTTGGTGAAGAACGTCTGTTACTAAAAATCCACACACCACAAGCGAATCCAAATGAAGATTCAGTAATCGACTATACAGACACACCGCTGATATTGTATCGTGTAAACCTTGTGACAGGTGAGGGTGAGAATGCATTGTTGTATTCACTAAACTTCACAACACAAGAGGCCATTCGCAATCAAACATCAAGAGTTTCACAATCATACAGAGGTCA